GTATGCTTGTTATTCATATTCTCTGCTTTCACATCTGGAATTTTTTTTGGTCGCGCCGCATCCTCTATCTCCATCTCCCTTTGTATCTCCATCTCCCTTTCCATCTCCCTTTGTATATCCATCTCCTCATCCTCCACTACCTCATCCTCCACTACCTCATCCTCTACCGTCTTGGAGTTTTTGTCTTCGGTTTTACTGTGTTTGGCACCTTCTTTAAATCCTTCAATAAATCCGAACATATTTTTTAATAAATGAACTAAACTTGTAGCTATTAATGCACTACCTAAAATAATAGTCATATTACTAGAAAATTTATAAGCAATTAATCCTGCTAAATAGAAAAATACTACTGCACCAAATTCTTTGTTAATAATATATGCAATAATATCAATTAATGCAATTAATGCAACAACATATAAAACAATTTTATTATTTAATAATTTGTTAAATAAACTATTATTTTTTTTAGATCTTGATTTCATAATTTTATATATATAAATAAATAAATAAATTTTTTATTCAAATAATTCTTTATATGGTATTAATTCTTTTTCTAAATTAAATAATTTATTTCTTATATTTTCAATATCAAAATTTTTTTTTTTATTATCTAAAAATGTTAAATATTCTAATAATTTTAATAATGAATCATTTTGCTGTTGTTTAGTTTGCATTTTATACAATAAATACATTTTGCGTTTTTCCAATTCTTCAATTAAAGATAAATTAAAACTAGAATTACCAGTAAATTTATCTTTATATTCATTCATTACTTTATATTCATGAATTATATCTTTTTCTTTATTTATTAAATTTTCTATACTATTTTTAATAATTTCATCTTCTTCATATACTAAATTTCCTAAACTAGTATCCATAATTATTATTTATAATTAATAAATAATAAATAATAATTTTTAAAATATTATTAAACTTTATTGTTTTAAATTATTATTTTTAATTACTATTTTTTTCATTATTTTTTTCATTATTTTTTTCGTTATTTTTATTATTAAACATATTAGTAAAATCAATATTTATTAATATTATTAAATTTATTAATATAACTGAAATTAATAACGCATAAAATAAATTTTTAGTAATCAAATAAGTAATTATTGATATAACAAATAATAATCCTAAATGAATATAATGTTTGTTACTAATATAACTTATTATAATTATAATAAATAAAATAAGTGATAAATTTGTTTGCATATTATTTTCATATACACTTTTGATATCAAAATTATTTATACCAGATTTTACATCACTTAATGTTTTTAAACTTACTTTAACAGAAGATTTTATAGGAGATTTAAATGATTTATTTAATGATTTCAAAGATGTTTTTAATGAATTGTTTAATTTAGACTTATTTGATGCAGATTTATTTGATCTAGAATTTCTTAAAAGATCCATATAATATAACTAAATAATTTTTTTAAAAAATATAAAAATATATACTTATATTATTTAGGATGAACAGAAATAATGTCGAACCTTTATTGCAAGAAGATGATAATAGGTATGTAATGTTTCCAATAAAAGATCAAGACATATGGAAAATGTATAAAAAACAAGAAGATTTATTTTGGAGAGTTGAAGAAGTTGATTTATCAAAAGACTATAAAGATTGGTCAATACTTAATGATGATGAAAAATATTTTGTATCTATGATTTTAGCATTTTTTGCTGCTAGTGATGGAATTGTATTAGAAAATTTAGGTATGCGATTTATGAGTGAAGTTCAATTAAGTGAAGCACGTGCATTTTATGGACTACAAATTGCAATGGAAAATATACATTCTATTATGTATTCGACATTAATAGAAACATATATTAAAGATAAACAGGAAAAAAGTAAACTTTTTAATGCATTAAATGAATATGAATGTATAAAGAAAAAAGGTGATTGGGCTATTAAATGGATAAATGATAAACGTTCTAGTTTTGCAACACGTTTAGTAGCTTTTGCATGTGTTGAAGGTATATTTTTTTCTGGTGCTTTTTGTGCAATATTTTGGTTAAAAAAACGTGGATTAATGCCTGGATTAACATTATCAAATGAATTTATTGCAAGAGATGAAGCATTACATACTGAATTTGCAGTGTTATTACATTCTAAATTAGAAAAACCACTTAAAAAACAAAAAATTCATGAAATAATTAAAGAAGCTGTTGAAATTGAAACAGAATTTATTAATGAAGCATTAAGTTGTCGTTTAATTGGTATGAATCAATTATTAATGCAACAATATATAGAATTTGTTGCAGATAGATTAAGTCTTCAACTTGGTGGAGATAAAATATATGAAAGTAAAAATCCATTTGATTGGATGGAAAATATAAGTATTGAAGGTAAAGATAATTTTTTTGAGAAACGGGTAAGTGAATATTCTTTAGCAACTAAAATAGATAATCCTGAAGACGCTTTTGAATTTGGAGATTTTGGATTTTAAATAATATTTAATAATATTTAATAATATTTAATAATATTTAATAATATTTTTGTATACTTTATTGTTCATCTATAAACCATAAAGATTTTTTACCACCATGATATTCTTTTGCATATTCATTAGTAATTAACCAATTATTTATTGAAATTTTATATTCACTATCTTCAAAAATTTCAACTAATAAACGACCATATTTATCAAAATCCATACAAGTGATATATACTAATTTATCTAATATTTTCTCTCGTAATTTATTTCTTACTACTTTACCAAATTCTTTTTCTTTTAAATTTTTTGTACGTAATTCCGGTGTATCTACATTAATTAATCTACAATTCCATTTATATAATCTATCTGGTTCTTTGTCTGATAATGGAAAAACTATTTTTACAGTATCACCATCATATACATCTACTACTTTTCCTATACATTTACGTCCTTCAAAACTAAATATTTTAGTTTTTTTAGTAGCATTACTCCAATCAATAGTAGTCATATATATAATTTATTTAATATATTTAAATATTTTATTAAACATTTATTAATAAAATATTTATTAATAAATGTATGCAAACAAAAAAGTTTTAATAACAGGTGCATCTTCAGGATTAGGTAGAGCTATGGCATTAGCATATTCACGAGAGAAAGCGTCTATTATTAATCTTTCACGTAATATAGAAAAAATGAAAGATTTAAACAATAAATTAAAAACTATTAATAATACTAATCATAGTTATTATAGTGTTGATGTATCAAATTATAATGAAATTTTAAAAATTAAGAACCATCTTTTGAGAGAAAACTCATTTCCTGATATAATAATTAATAATGCGGCAGGAAATTTTCTATGTCCTTTTGAAAATCTTAGTGTAAATGGATGGAAACGTATAAATGATATTGTATTAAATGGTGCATTCAACATTTATCATATTTTTGGAAAAACAATTATAGAAAAAAAGAGAGAAGCAGTATTTTTAAATATTTCTACTACTTATTCACAAAATTCTTCAGCTTTAGTTATTCCAAGTGCTGCTGCAAAAGCAGGTGTTGATAATATTATGAAAGGTTTAACAGTTGAATGGTCAAAATATGGAATGCGTTTTGTAGGAATTGCCCCAGGCCCAATAGCAAATAGTGGTGGTGCTTCAAAATTAGATCCATTTGGAATATTCAAAAAATATAATAATTATGTAAATCCAAGTCAACGTATGTGTGATCCACAAGAAATAGCAAATTTAGCAATGTTTTTAACAAGTAAAAAAGCAGATTATATTAATGGAACAATAGTAAATATAGATGGCGGTGAATATATTAAAAATCAAGGAGAATTTTCATTTTTAACAAATATACCATTTTATGAAAAATTATTTAAAAAATAAATTTAAAAATATTAATTTTATTACATAGATTATAAAGCAATTAAATAAAATTAGAATTTGTTTAATTTTAAATGTAATACTATTAGGATTTATTAGTTTTTTTATAACTTTTTTTGCTGGAAATTCAAAATATTTTCGCTTTGGACCAAATGAAGATTTTATTTTTATTAGTGTTTCAATTGATAATTATAATAGATATGGTTTATTATTATTTTTAATTAGTTTAAATAATATAATTAAAGTATTAGTAAGTGAAATAGGTGAACCTGTATTAGTATTTAATGTTTATAATCCAGATAAAATAGTTATAACAGAATTTAGTAAATCACAATTATTATTTTATGCAAATTCAATGTTTTTTATATCAAATACTCGTCGTGTATTTGAAGTTTTAATTAATGTAACACAAATTGACATTGCATTATTTTCTATTATAGTTGAACAATTAATATCTATTTGTACAGTATGTTTCTTGGTTAACGAAAAAAAATTTGATAAAAATGGTAATATATTATCATCCACAATAAATGAAATAGAATTAAAAGAATAAAATAAATATTTTTTAATGATTTGATTAGAGTTTTAGTTCAAGAATTGGGAGAACTAGTATTAGGATTTACTGTTTATAATCCAGATAAAAAAGAAATAATAGAATTTACAATATATATTTTATTAAATGAAAAAAAATTTATTAAAAATCATGAATTATTATGTGAAAATAGTATTAACAATATAGAATATTTATAAAATTTATATAAATACAAAAATTTAATTATTTAATACTAGATGCAATTAATATTAAATAATTATAAACAACCATTATTATATAATAATTTTTATAATTTTAATAGTAATTTATACACAATTACTAGGTATCCAATTATCTTATATAAACCAGATAAATTTGATATTTTATTATTAGGATCTATAACTCTTGAAACTTTATCTACTATAGCATTAAAAAAAACATTAAATAATAAACTTTGGTTTATACCTGTTTACAGTGGTTATGGATTAAGTTTCTATATTTTTCCAAAGGTTTTAGAAAAATATTCTTTAAGTTTTGCATATACATTATGGTGTGGGATTGGTATAATATTAACAACTATTATTGATAAAATAATTTATAGACAAACAATAACCTTAAAAAAAATATTAAGTTCATTAATAATAATATATGGAATAAATTTATCAAAATAAATATATTATTATTTTTTTGTTTTTTTACCTATTTTTGAGTTTATTAAAAAATCTACATTTTCTTCATAAACTTCTGGAAATATTTTGGTTATAGGTTTATCAACTACAAAAATATTTTTTTCATTATTTAATAAATTTCTATATTCTTCAATTGTTAAATTACCATAATATTTATCTAGTAAATAATAAGGATTAGGGGCTAATTTTATATTATTTTTATAATTGAATACTTTACCATAAATATTATTTAATAAATAATATCTCTCAAATTTAGATGTAGTATCTATATTTTCATTCATTAAATATGCTCCAGCACATTGTGGAGTACAAAAATTTCCATAACAATAAAAAGTATCATTCAATTTATATTTAGGAATAAAAATACTATCATTAGAAAAATTACATGTACACCAAAAACAAGCTGGATTATTATTTAAATTATAATTTAAATTATTGAAATTTATTTGTCTTAATTTTTTTAATAATTTTTTATCATTTAATTCATTATTATTCTTAATATTATTATTATTATTATTATTATCATTTAATTCATTACTAACAAAAATAAATTTTTTACTATTATCTTCATTATATTCAATATTATTATTAATATTATCCATATTATCAATATTATCAATATTATCAATATTATCAATATTATCAATATTATCAATATTATCAATA